CTGACGTAATTATCGCCTGTATCGGAGAGAATTCGTACTGCGAGACTCCGGGTAACCTGAGCGACCTGACGCTGTCGGAAAACCAGCGTAATCTGGTCAAGGCACTGGCTGCTACCGGAAAGCCCGTCATCCTCGTGTTGAATGAAGGCCGTCCGCGCATCATCAACGACATCGTTCCGCTGGCAAAGGCCGTAGTCGACGTGATGTTACCCAGCAACTACGGTGGCGACGCGCTTGCCAACCTACTTGCCGGCGATGCCAACTTCAGCGGAAAGCTGCCTTTCACCTATCCTAAATACATCAACTCTCTTGCCAACTACGACTACAAGCCTTGTGAGAACATAGGACAGATGGGTGGAAACTACAACTACGATGCCGTAATGGACGTGCAGTGGGAATTCGGTTTCGGATTGAGTTACACTACCTACAGCTACTCGAACCTGAAAGTCGACAAGCCGTCGTTTACTGCCGACGACGTATTGACAGTAAGTGTTGACGTGACCAACACCGGAAAGGTAGCCGGAAAAGAAAGTGTCCTGCTTTATTCCAAGGATCTGGTTGCAAGCAGCACTCCCGACAATATCCGCCTGCGCAACTTCGAAAAGGTAGCACTCAATCCGGGTGAGACCAAGACCGTGACGATGAAGCTGAAGGGAAGTGACCTTGCCTTTGTAGGTTACGACGGCAAGTGGCGCCTGGAAAAAGGTGATTTCAAGCTGAAGTGCGGCGACCAGTGGACAGACATCCAGTGCAGTGAAACAAAGGTCTGGGATACACCTAACCGCTAATCTACGAATAAGGAATTTCTTCCAAAAATTCATAAGTCTAGAAAACCTCCCCCGCCTGCCGCAAGAATTAAATTTATTCTACGGTAAAGGCGGGGGATTTTTGTACAAATTATTTTTTTATTTGTACAAATTTTCAGAAAACATCGAGAGAAATAAAATCAGATACGCCGACCTTTCCCGTTCCAAAGCCTTATATCTTTATTTTATAGACATTATTCATGCTTTTTTGCCCTTCACGCCCTTCACAAAAAGCAATAACGGTGTATTCTAACATCCCCTGATTCCATTTCGATTGTCACATCCTTCTCAAAAAGGAAGCGTACATCTTTCCGAATATCCTATTACTGAACTCTTAAAGAAAAACTCAAATTTTAGTAAAATCATTGTACAAATAAGTTTCACAAGCAATTACATATTGTAAAAATTTAATAGGTAAATCATCTGATTATCCAATATATAGCTATATTTGTGCTTAGATAGGAAAAAAACACTCCTATAAAAATCAAAGAAACCAACGTTATATTTAATCATCTCTTAACCCTTTTTCCATCTATGAAAAAACAAAAGCTTGCAGTGATTATTCTGCTTATCATCAGCATACTGCCGTTAGCTGCACAAAACGAAACCTCCTCCTCGTCGCAAAAGGGAATTCAAAAAATAACATCCGCACGGCATCCATTCCTCATGTCGTTTTCCATTGGCCCCAATTTCAATACCGGCGGAAGCGAACATCCGGAATATTTCGGCTCACGTGCAGATGTTGCTACCCAGTTCGACTGGCGGATGTCCGTAGGATTCGCACGCCACTGGAATGCTTATCTGGATATCGGACTGAGTTTTTTCAAAATCCAGACCGATGATTTGACGACCAACATCGCTCAAGCCTTAGGCGATAAATTGTTTCCCGGATTGAGCAGAATAAAACCTTCCGCAAGTATAGGTATCGGTTATACGGCAGAAATGGGCAGATGGCAGTTGATGCCAAAAGTCGGTATAGGACGCATGAGTGCCGGAGGCTCTGAAAAGACTCAAACCATCGAAGAAACAACATACAAACTTGAGATAAGTCGCTCGTCTACATTCCTCAACCCCGGAATAGCGGCAGGTTACCGTACCTCCAATCTGTGCAGTTTTATCTTAGACATCAGTTATCGCTGTCCGCTACAACCTTGTAAAGCGACCTATACCGTCGCAGAACCCGATCTGCCTTCTGTGACAGAAACCGTAAATTCCCGCTCATGGGCAAATGATCTCAGCGTTTCTGTGGGTATTCAGTTGCATATGGGATTGGGTAAGAAAAGATAAAAGCAAAAATTTTCCCCAGCCGGACCACAATCCAGCCGGGGAAAACTATAACCAGAAACCGGAAAGATAATTAAAAGAAGTAACTACTTAATTATCCTTGGTATATTCTTCGATGTCACGAATGGCCTCCTTTGCTTTACGCCGGACACGAATACAATGTAAAATACCTCCGACAGCTCCCAAAACAAAGCCAACACTTCCTCCGTAGCATATCATTTCGCCTCCAACTTTCGGATAACTTTCAAACATAAACCAAACAATCCAGCACAAAGCAAACGGAATGCCGAAATAAAGCCACTTCAAATTCAGTTGGTTCATGCGTACCAACGCTTTACTGATATCCAGCAAATTGCCTGCCGATATGCAATCTAGACTAATTTCCTTGTGACTATATCGCTGATAAAATCCGGCTATAATTAAAAAGACAGAAGTAAAGACGCAGAAAATCCACGAATATCCCATCAGCAAGAAAAATGTATTACAATAAACAAGCGCAAAGACTATCAAAAAATACATGAACTTCTTCTTCCGGTTGATATAGGAAACCTTGTCCTGTGTAGAATGTCTGATAAACTTCTCACTAACAATTATTTCTTTGGCCAGCTTATCCTTCAGCAACTGAATCTGCTGCTTCATCTCGTCTAACTCAAATTTATCTGTATAATTTTCCATGATAGTACATTTTAATGGTTCGACATTTTTTTCAATTCCTCCTTGATACGATACAAACGTACAGATACGTTCTTGGTAGATATTCCGACAATGGCTCCTATTTCTTCGTAGCTCATGTTTTCCAACCACAACAAAACGATAGCACGATCGAAAGGATTCAACCGGTGAATACGGTCGTAGAGCAGACGAATCTGTCGGGAACTTTCATCCTTATCTTCAAACAGATTGATGTCCATAGTCAGAGGAACAACAGCCCGCCTTTTCTTTTTCCGCTCGCATGAAATACAAGTATTAAAACTCACTTTCCAAATCCATGTATTGACGTTGCTGAGATTCTTGAAAGAATCATATCCCTTCCAAAGATTGATAAGTACTTCCTGAAAGAGATCGCTCACTTCATCGGAATCTTTCGAGAACATAAAACACACTGTATAAATGGTACTTTTATGTTCCTTTACCATTTGCGCAAATGCTGTATCTAATATTTCCATATCGTATGAATTTATTTTTTAACCATTAGACGCCTATACTATCACAAAAACTACACAAAAGTAGATACTTTTTAAAGAAGATATAAAAAAACAGCTTTTAAGAAAGAATTTGTTCCGAATATCATAGCCCGCTTCCAGCAAAGCCTATAACGATATCATTACAATTTATTATATGAAGAAAAAAGAAAAGAATCTGCTCTGTCAAAAAAATAAAACTTTATCGGATAAATATTACAGCTCCATTGAACTCCTCTATCAGACCTTTTACCCTTAGAAACAGAAAAACTACACAAAAAAATCCCTGTAAAACATTGATTTTACAGGGATTAGCTTAAAAATTTGCGGAGAGACAGGGATTCGAACCCCGGGTACCTCGCAGTACAACGGTTTTCAAGACCGCCGCAATCGACCACTCTGCCACCTCTCCAAAACTCTTTTCAGGAGCGCTTTCTTTCAAAAGCGATGCAAAGGTACGGATTTTTTTTAAATATGCAAATTTTAAACAACATAATTTTAATTCAGGCTATATTATTCCTTTAAAAAATGTACATTTGCATATCATTATAGATAGAGAAAAATAGTAATTTTATCAGTATTAAAAATACGTCACCGAATGGAAAGCATTATCGCAAAACCCGAAAGAGAGCAAATCATTGCTCTGATAAAAAGAGAAGTAGTTCCGGCAATCGGCTGTACAGAACCTATCGCCGTTGCATTATGCGTTGCTAAAGCTACAGAAACTCTTGGCTGTCGCCCCGAACACATCAAGGTATTTCTGAGTGCTAATATCCTGAAAAATGCCATGGGAGTGGGCATCCCAGGAACAGACATGATTGGTCTTCCTATTGCCGTTGCACTAGGAGCTCTGATAGGCAAATCAGAATATGAACTGGAAGTACTGAAAGACAGTAACCCAACGGCTGTTGAAGAAGGAAAAAAGATGATCGATTCGCAATGCATTGACATCGCGTTAAAAGAAAACATCGAGGAGAAATTATATATCGAAACGATCTGTACCCATGGCAATGATTCGGCAACTGCCATCATCAGCGGCGGACATACAAACTTTGTATATGTAAGTCGTAATCAAGATGTCATCTTAGACAAAAGAACTCCTCAGGCATCTGAAGCACAGGCTGCTCCGGTGGAACTGACCTTACGTAAAGTTTTCGATTTTGCCACTACGGCCCCACTGGATGAAATACAATTCATTCTCGAAGCCAGACGCTTGAACAAAAGTGCTGCCGAACGTTCTTTTCAGGGAAAATACGGTCATGAATTAGGCAAGATGCTGAGAAACAGCAAGACTGAGAAAAACATTATGGGTAACAATACCTTCACACATATCTTGTCGTACACTTCTGCTGCCTGCGATGCCCGCATGGCAGGTGCCATGATTCCAGTAATGAGTAATTCAGGCAGCGGAAACCAAGGTATAGCTGCTACATTGCCTGTCGTAGTCTATGCAGAGGACAACCATAATTCTGAAGAAGAACTGACAAGAGCTCTTATACTCAGCCACCTGACAGCCATCTATATCAAGCAAAGTTTAGGACGTCTGTCGGCACTATGCGGCTGTGTGGTAGCAGCAACTGGTAGCAGTTGCGGTATTACGTACCTTATGGGCGGAGGATACCAGCAGGTAATGTATGCCGTACAGAATATGATTGCCACATTGACCGGCATGATCTGCGACGGTGCCAAACCTAGCTGTGCACTTAAACTGACCAGTGGTGTGTCGACTGCCGTCATGTCTGCCATCATGGCAATGGAACAAAAATGCGTCACCTCGGTAGAAGGTATCATCGAGGAAAACGTAAATCAGAGTATCCGCAACCTGACCAAGATCGGTTCGGAAGGTATGAATGAAACCGACAAGATGGTACTCGACATCATGACTCATAAACATTGTGACTGACCATTGATGTAAAAACGATAAAGAAACGGCTGTTTTTCGCAAAAGATAACGGATTTTTTACGAGAAAACAGCCGTTTTTCATTTACTTTGCGCCGTTATGAAAACGAATACGAATACACAATATCTGGAAAAGCTGATATCCGAAGGGGAACATGTACATCAGGATTTTAAATTTGCAATATCCGACGCAAGGAAAATAGCCAAAAGTTTGTCTGCATTTGCCAATACAGAAGGCGGAAGATTACTGGTCGGAGTCAAAGACAACGGGAAGATAGCCGGTGTACGGTCGGAAGAAGAGTTATATATGATAGAAGCAGCTGCCAATTTATACTGCCGTCCGGAGGTAGAGCTCGATACCCGCATTTATCATGTGGATGGAAAGGATGTATTGGAAGTACAGGTAAACGAAAGCCAGCAGAAGCCGATTTACGCACTGGATGAAGAAAATCGTCCATGGGCTTACGTCCGCATCAAGGACGAAAACATTCTAGCTAACCCAATTCATTTGAACATCTGGAAGCACGACCGTGCAGAAAAAGACGTTGTCATGACCTATACCCAGCGGGAACAGCAGGTATTGACGATTCTGCAACAGCATGCTCCCCTTACCCTGGGACAATGCAGCCGCCTTACCCACATGAGCCGGAAACAGATCAGCCGCCTGCTTGCCGACTTTATCCGCTTCGGTCTGGTAGAGCAACGCTTCGTGGAACATACATTTTATTTTCAGCTTAAAGACAGCGAATAAAAAAGAACGAACAAAAAGATTTTCTATCTTTGTACGCAAATAAACAATTTATATAATTATGAGCATATTTTCTAAAATATTCGGAAAGAAACAAGCCTCGGAAACCGACGAAACTGTACGTGTAGGAGGAATGGAAGATTTCATGACGCTTATACGCGTATACTATCAGTCGGTCATGGCAGCACAACTCGGCATTAGCAATATCAACTTTCTGCCCGACATGGCAGTATTCAAACGCACGCTTAAGATTCCTACCCAAAACAACAAGTTAGGAATTGCCGAACGTTCGAAGTGTAAAAAGATGTTGAGCGATATCTATGGTCTGGACGATATATTCTTCAAAGAAATAGACAATTCCATTAAGAAGAACTGTAAGAATGTGAACGATATCAAGAATTATCTCTTCATGTTCCAAGGATTCAGCCAGGACCTGATGATGGTAATCGGCAACTTGATGCAATGGAAATTCCGTATGCCGGGAGTATTTAAGAAAATGTTGCGCAGCATGACGGAAAAGACCATTCACGATATCCTGACGAAAACAGACTGGAAGGATGACGGTGTGCGCAAGACTTGCCACAATATCCGCATTTACCTGCATACATTAGGCTATTCTGAAAGCTGGATGACTGAATATGTTTACAACATCGTGCTGCTGGCCAAAAAAGAACCTAAGCCTAAAGCCTGATTGACAATTCCATGGAAACAGAAAAGATTATTCCGCCTGTAGAAGCTCACCCGCTGGAGCCCTTTCTCCCTGCTAACGCCGTGTTGCTGATGCTGGGTAGTTTCCCACCGCAAAAGAAGCGCTGGAGTATGGATTTCTTCTACCCTAACCTGCAAAACGATATGTGGCGCATTTTCGGAATAATCTTTTTTTCCGACAAGGACCACTTTCTGCATCCCGACAAAAAGGCATTCGACAAAGAACGTATCATACAATTCCTGAACGAAAAGGGAATTGCTCTGTATGATACCGCCTCAGCCGTACGGCGTTTGCAGGACAACGCTTCAGACAAGTTTCTGGATATAGTAGAACCGACTGATATCGATCTTCTGCTGAAACAGCTTCCCAACTGCCGGGCAATTGTAACGACCGGACAGAAGGCAACAGATACATTACGACAACAAATAGACGTAGCAGAGCCTCCTATCGGAGGAAAATCTCCCTTCGAATACGCCGATCGTACACTTTATCTGTACCGGATGCCGTCGTCCAGCCGTGCCTATCCACTGAAGATTGAAAAAAAAGCAGAAACATATAAACTCATATTCAAAGACTTAGGTTTAATATAGGAAAGAACGTCTATATTTTTATCGAAAAGCATTTGCAGATATCGAAAATTATAGTACCTTTGCAACCGCAAACACGGGAATAGCTCAGTTGGTAGAGCATCGGTCTCCAAAACCGAGTGTCGGGAGTTCGAGTCTCTCTTCCCGTGCCGAGATAAAAAGCTGTAACTCAAAAAGTTGCAGCTTTTGTTCGTTTATGCCCGGGACGAAATCGGGACGCAAATTTTCTGAATGTCAAACCGTATTACGCTTTCGAATTCGAAAAACGTAATAAAAAAATGTACTCTTCAAAAAGAAAAAGTTCATCGGTTTTTTGTATAATTTCTTATACAGAACCCAAGCTCCACACAGGTAATAACTGGTATATCGATTTCTATTCTTATGATCCATTGGAGCAGAAAATGAAAAGAAAAAAGTATATGCTTAATGGCATCGCCAAAGTTTCAGACCGCCGCCGTCGAGCTAATGAAATCATCACCAATCTAAATGTCAAACTCCGTTCCGGATGGAACCCATGGGCGGATGTCGAAAACTCAAGACAATACACCCCGTATGTAGATATTATCCAAAGGTATCATATATATCTGGAAAAACTATATGCGGCTGGTACCATCAAAGAGAACACTCTGAAGGATTACGAGAAGCGCCTGCGAGTATTTGAAGAATACACAGCGAAGCACATCCCAGCAATTGTATATGCATACCAGATTGACCAGTCTTTTATATCAGACTTCTTAGATTATGTATTGCTCGACCGTGATTCATCAGCCAGAACCCGAAACAATTATCGTACCTGGCTGTCTTCACTTTGCAGCTGGATGATGGAAAAGCAGTACCTTATCAAGAATCCGGTAGAGAATATCCGCATGTTACAGGAAGAAGAGAAAAAACGGTCTGCCCTATCGTCTACCGATATACAAAAGCTGAAGAAATACCTCAAGAAAGAGAATCCGTACTTTTTGTTCTTGTGCCAGTTCGCTTATTATACCTTTATCCGTCCGGACGAAATAACCAACATCAAGCTGTCCGACATCTACTTGAAGGAACAAAAGGTATTCATCGCATCGAGCATCAGCAAGAACCGCAAAGACGGCATGGTCGGTCTGAATGACAAACTCATTAAAACAATGCTTGATCTTGATGTTTTCAGCAACCCTGGAAATTATTATCTATTTGGTAAAGGTTTCAAGCCCTCAAAAAATAAAGTAACCACTAAAGTCTACAGAAATTACTTTAATAAGGTACGTGAAAAGTTGAGATTCCCAGACAGTTATCAATTCTATTCCCTGAAAGATTCAGGAATACGTGACCTGGCCAATGCTGAAGGTATTGTCATTGCCCGTGACCAGGCGCGCCATGCGGATATCTCCACAACCAATAAGTATCTGAAGGGTAGCAATATGACGGTACATGAAGAAACCAAGCATTTTGAAGGAGAATTTTAGTAGAGTATCCGTTTCACAACGAATACCTACAAAAAATATGAAGAAAACTCTATTCAGAATCTGCAAGATAAAAAATGCCCTCTGCTATTTTATCCATACCTTTAGGCGTTATTTTATAGTGTACTTCTTTACAGTAGTATTTTTTATTGCGTATGACAAAAATCCTGTTTAGATCATATACTTTATTCGTCAAAAACTGAAAAGTATATTCGACTGAAGTATCTATCTCACGTTTATTCTTATAGACTCTATTAAACAAACCATTATCTCCATCCAGGGTAATTGTATAATCGGGCAAGGTAAGAATACTCTGATCACCGCCAAGCGTAGTCGGTTTTTGAATGAAATATCTATCATTCGAACCCATTGGCATTTTATCCCAATACTCACCTAGGTATTCATTAGGACCTCGATTTAATGCTTTTTGTATACCATAATAAATACCGACATACAGCCTGTCAGGGATATCTGTATTATTGCCAGAACTATTTATCAAATCATTGATGGCAGTGCTTTCAGGATCCACTCTTAACTTTTTTACAGCCGGACCAATCAGGTAGCGTCCACCAGTAGTACTATGTATTTCTATTTTTTCGACTTCAGCAGGTACAATCTGGAATGAGCTTTTATCCCGTGAATCTAAATTACCTGCATCCTTGAATCGGTCAACGATTATCAGACCTTTTTTGGTCTCTCCAGAAACAGAATAATCGGTAACAACATAATCAAGTCCATAGTCTTCTGAATGTAAGATATAGGGGCCGGAATAATATTGCTCATACTTGGTTTTAAAATCATCCCACTCAGGACTGGAAATGATAGAGCAATTCTCTCTTACACCCTCTTTCAATTTCAGGTAATTGTAATATTCATCGCTGGGTAAATCATAAGATACATAAGTATATGCAAACGCATAATTCGTATCCACGTCGTATGTCTTTTCGGTACTGTCATCAACAACATCGTCTAAATAAACAATATCCTGATTTTCAAAATATTTATTTAAACTGATTATATTGAATTTTTTATCTATCTTATCTATAACAATGATACAGTCAAGGTATAATTCAATCTGCTCAATAAACTCATTTATCGTCCAGTCAGGCAGCAGCTCTTGTAGTACTGAATCCTTATATGGATTAACGATAAATAATCTGCTCCATACAGGATCATCCTCCAGCTCATTTATTCCCTTTGTGAATCCTAACTTCGTTATCAAATTCTCTATCACATACAACAGATAATACTGAGGAGATATGTTTTCTACATCTGTGAAGGATATATCTTCGCCCACCTCTACGTTGTTTAATATCGAAAAACTTCCGTCCGATTCAGTGTAATTAACCACCGGCGGATATACGACGTTGTTTTCCGGGAATTTACCGAATAACGTATCGATAGCCTGCTGCGAAGTCATTGAAATCCCATCAAGAACCATACTTCGTATATCCGTATCACCCCCTTCGTAATTCAACTGGGAATTACCAGCTACGATCTGAATTTTAGCGGTATAATTTTCAATCGAAAGAACAACCTCCACACCTGATATTATTTCAAGAGCTCCTGACATTAATGTTGCCTTACGATTCTTTATTCCTTTTGTGACATCAGACCTGTTGATATTCTGATAGATTCTCCGATTACCAGAATCTCTCAAGTCGATATCTATGTCATAAGTATATTCTCCATTGCGGGTGAAATACGGATTCTCTGTTATCAATTCGAGTTCAAAATTTTCAGAAAGTACAACCTCCTGGCCGTCGATGAATAATCTGGTCATAATTTAATCCTCCTTGATACATTGTTTTTCATACGAGCCACCAAATCCTGAGCTTCGTTTACACCCATCTTGCCAGTAGCCCGAGTATATGTATAGATCGGTTCATCCAATCTCTTATTAAGTGAATCAATAACCTTTACCGCCTTCAGCATGATAACAGACATTCCGTTATCAGTAGGTACACTTTGCTGATAGTAGGTATTGTTTGTTGTCGATGCAACACCCGATAAGACCGCAGAAACATCTTTTGCAGTCAGGCTACCGATAGTATTGTTCCGTTGCGCCTGATCAATTAAGTCCAGAACCGGACGAACAGCCGGATTCTGCACGGCATAACGGTTAGCGACAAATTCGCCAGCATGGACTATACCTTTGGGTTCATCATGTCTACCGGTACCGGTGTAACCGCCTTCTTCAAATCCACTGATTATAGCCTTTGCACTCTGAAATGCAGCTGTAATCAATGCTATTTCAGCAGCGGCTTTAACAATCCCGACCAGTCCCAAAGTAGCTATATTCTTCATTTGTGTTTCAGCAATATAAGCTATCATCATCTTCTGAAGACTATCCAGTATGATTTTTAGAGTTTCCTTCATAAAGTCGCCCAAAGAAGTTTCTGAATCTGTCAACATTTCCGCAAACGCTTCACCAAATTGTTGTCCGATGTTTTGCGCAAATGAAAGCTGCTCTCTTACCTTACGCTGATTTTCTTCATAATTTTTACGAGATTTTTCAAGACTCTCTTTCTGTTTTTTGTCAATAATCTCAGCTTTCTTTTCTTCGGAAATTTCGGAAGAAGAAAGTACCTGATCATAATATTCATTCTGAATGTCCATCAGTTGCTGACGATATTCCTGCTCGGATGACAAACCGTCATAATGTTTTTGCGTAGCTTTCTCTATCTCCAACTGGTATTGCTTCTCCAGCCTGGTGAACGCTTCTTCGGATGATTTTTTAGCATCTTCTTCATCCAATTTCTCACACTCTTCTTTGTACTTAATTCGTGCTTCGAGGATCTTCTGCTCGATCTGTTGCCGTTTCTCTGGTTCCAGTCCGGCAATGGCCAGCATGTTCTCGAGGTGACGCATCTCCAGATCTTCCATGAACTGACTATATTCCTGCTGTGTCATCTCGTCGCTGGCGAGGTACGACTTCTTCAGATCTGCTAGTTCATCGTAGTACCGTTTATTCTCTGCCGTTACCTGAGGATTTTCTTTTGTCGTCTTAACATTTTCTTCACTGGTCTTAACCGTTGTAGTTACGGTAGTACTCGTATCCTCTGGTATAGAACTGATAATTTTTTTCAAATTCTTCTGGCGTTGATCGAGCTCCAAAAGAGATGCAGCCTTATCACTCGCCTGCTTGTCCAAAGAATGAATCAAAGCCTGACGCTGAGATTCGTCAATATCTTTTCTTTCTTCGATGATCTTCTTTTGTTCATCATAATATTTTCGAAAAGCGATTATTTCTTTTGACAATTTATCTTCTATGACTGACAGCTCTGACTCTGCATCAGACTTTAACTGTTGACGCTGCCGGTTATTCAAAGCATCAATATTGCTAAACCTATCCTCAATACTTTGATACTTTTTGAGTTCCTCCTGGGTACGTTGCAATTCATCGTTATACTTCCGCTGTGCTTCTGTCGCCGCATCGGTACTAGGAATCAACTTGGTAGTTATATACGCCACCAGTGCAGTAATCCCAGCCAACACCAACCCTGCCGGATTCAGTTTCAACACTTTATTAAAACCGCTTGTCGATGCAGTCGCAACCTTTACAATAAGGTCATACGCTTTGGTATAGATGGTGGCAGCATTCACAGCTATATTATATGCCGCCAAAGCCGTACCGGATGCAATCAAAACTGACTTATATTTAATACACCAGTCAATCAAAGTAGGCAGAGCCACGATGATCTTCGTAGTCCATCCGGTCAGAAGTGACAACGATGGGTTAAGCCGCTCCATCAGCTCGATACCTGCCTCCTTGATACTATTACGGTACTGCGCCATCTTAGCCTCGTTGGTATCAGAGTTGATAGCTGCCTGTTCCATAGCGATATTGGTATCCGTCACGGCTTCGGTATATTGACGTACCTTATCTGCATTATCTATCAAGATGGTAGCGGCAGAGTAGGCTTCTTCGCCGAACATAGTCTGGATCTGTGCAGCAGACAATGACTTTTTATTCAGGTTCTCGAGCGCAGTCTGTAACCCAACCACTTTCGGATTCGTTTCATCCGGTCCAGTCTGCAATACCAAGAAGAACTTACGAAGTGCGGTACCGGCCGGCTCTGCCTCCAGCCCTTTCTCCGCCAGCATCTGGATTGTACCTTGAAGCTGTTCGATACTTACTCCAGCTCCGGAGGCAGCCACACCTGCATTCTTGATCGCGGCAGCCTGGGCTGATACATCAGCTGCACCCTCTTTAGAACCGGCAGCCAGTACGTTCACGTAACGCGCCGCCTGATCAGCTGATTCACCATACATATTCAGAGAAACGGTAGTAGCCGTTACAGCATCCTTCAAGTCGATTTTTGCAGCCGCCGCCAGACGCATGGCTTCGATAGTAACGGCGTTTAGGGCTTCTTTATCTTTTAGCAGCTCCGGTTTCTTAGAGCCGATCAACATATATGCCTGAAGAATCTCGTCGGATGACTGACGGATACGTAAACCAGATTCATCCATGGTAGTAGACAGCTTCTCCGCCTGTTCGGTAAGCCACTGAATAGATGAATCGTCCAACCCAGTCAAAGCTTTCAGCTCTGCTTGAGAAGATTCCTTGGAGTCACGGTTATTACGAAGGGTATTCAATGCCATGGAAACTCCAGTGAGTGTAGCAGCACCAGTCGCCAGTAAGCCGCCCCACTTCGTCAGCCCGTTATTGAAGCGAGAAATCCAGCTTTCGGTTTCCTGTACCTCCGTCTTGATCTTCTGAAGTTCGGCTGTCACCAGTTTAGCCTGCTGCTGATAGTATTTCCATTCAGCTGATCCTCGCTTGATGTAACCACTGTTTAGTTGTCGATTAATGGCCGTCAGAGTAGCACGAAGTTCTTTCGGCGTTGCTTTATCAAGGTTGTTCATCACCTCAGTAAGCGCCGTAGTATCTTTCTTCAACGTCTTGATCTGTGCTTCAGTCTTACGAAGCTCGGATGTAACCTGTTTGATCTTAGACGTATCACCAGCTTCGTAAGCATCAGCCAGTTCTTTTTTCAATCCGGATGCTATCGCCTCCAGATTCTTGAGTTCCTGCTTGGCTTCCTCGCCATTTACCCGGACCTCTACGGTCGCTATCTGGTCTATTGCCATATTATGCTTTAATTAAGATTGAACGAACTTTGAAAAATGCAAACAGCACAATGAGAATAAGCCCTACAACGGTGAACACCACGCAGAATTTTTGCCATGACGTAAGCTCTTTCTCCACCTCTACCATTTGCACAGTCTTTTGGATAATTGTACTGTCTTTGCCTGGTATGAAGACTGTATCTGAAGGAACCTTAAAGTCCGCCATCAGATTACCCATAGAATCCAATTTGAACCGGAGGCGTGCGTTTTCCGACTGTACCATATCCAACCAGGAAAGCACAACCCTACCATTTGAATCACACTCCAACAAAGCCCGGATGGATGCGGAATCCGCAGGCTTGAAGACTGGTACCAACTTATCATGTACGATGATCTGCGTGTGATTGTCGGAAGTAAGGTGTTTCCCAGTCTTGCAACCGAGAAACACCGAACAAAAAACAATTGTAAAGAATGTAAGAATAAATGGTCTCATAATAAATTCCAGCCTGATTCAACATCCGACATTACGGCAGGAACACCGTTCTCTACCTGGGATATAGCAGCTGCAAAAGCGCACATGGTTGCCTTATCCTCTACATCCGGAACGTAGGTAGTCGGTACCTGCATTTCCTTGCATACGCGAGAAATGTATCCAGATGTGTTGTTTTCGGTTCTGGGTGCCCAACGGCTGATGAAGTCTGCAATCGTCTGACATCCGTACTTACGACGGTAGTTCTGCAGCAGCTTGATCAATGCCCGATAACCATGTGCCATGTCTTCGAATTCTTCGAAGGTGTTGTCTTGTTTCTTAGAAGCAGGAACCTCGCCCTGCCAGTCGGTAGCATCTGAATTGCGGATATTGCCTGGATTGTTATTTCTCAGGCCTCGTGGTAATTGTTTCATCTTTTCACGCCCTCCTTAATCGTTTTGATAATCTTTTGAGCTTCATCCGGTGTAGCACATTCCATGATGCGAACGGCCATATCTGCAACTTCGGCTGCATGGCTCTTTTTCTTTCGAAGATTTTCAATGATGGATAAACCTTCTACAATCATCACACCAAGGGTTCCGATTATCGCTCCGTAGGGTAGATTATACCAAGGGAAACACAATCCCAGTATATCAATCATAATGAAGAATAACAATAACCTGAAGTAATCGACAATTTTAGCACCGGTCTTGCGCAGTGGCCGACTACAAATTTTTTCTTTGTTAGCCCGAGCTGCATCGATTCCTGTCCATAAATCCAGCAAACAAACGCAGCAAATTAGTACCAAACAAATAAAGATGATCATCACGCCTGAGCGGATGTCTTGTGTGATAAATTCTACATATTTTTCCATGTTTATTTTGTGTTTTTCTCAAAAGTATTGTGGAAAAGAAGGGCATAAAAAGACAACCCCTGCAACTTATAATTGCAGGGGGTATTTATCAGAAAACTTACCGAGTTACTCTACAATTGAAATATTTCTTCATATACAGCATCAACTCCTATTTTTATTGTTTCTACATTAAACGATATTCCGCTTGTGTTGTCAGATATTGTGGGCTCTTCACAAATACCTACCCTATCATGTAATATCCATAATTCTGTATTAATTTCTCTTATTGTATTTGTTTTATAAATTACATTAATAATCTTGTTAATTACATCAGTAATACTATCCCCTAATGATGTTGTTATTGTCATTTGAGTTTCTTCAGGCATTGAAATTTTAAATGACCCATTTGTGGGAGTGCCACTTAAAGACAATTTATATACGGCAGAAACTCCGGCATTAGTACATAAAAGAACTTTATTATCTTTTATAATTTTTCTATATAAAAAGGGCATGAAATCAATAACTCCAGTATAATCATAAGAATTACAATATTCTGTTTTGATAACTCCCTCAGATATAGCCCTTTTACTTAATTCATTTATTGCATTATCAGCTGATAAACTTATAAGTAATCCTGCATTTTTGTACATAGAAACATAGTCTAATAAAGCTGTAAAATCTGAATATGTTGAATATCCATTGCTACCATCTCCAGTTGCTGTTCTGTCAAAATGTCCGCCAAATGCTATGATACAATTTTTGCCTATATTATCGTCTATTAGTTTCTTACAAGATGATAACATATCTTTCCCATCAGTTACTTTACGAGTTAAAGTATAAAATGATTGCTCTGGAGTATTAATTCCGTCTCCACCAAAACAAAAAGCGTATTTATAATATCTTTTTGTCATAGCTATTGTATGAGCATTTATTTTCATAGTATTAAAATATGCTATACCATTTGTTGGTAAATTATATTTATCACACCACTCTCTGTTAATTTTTACAGCTCTCATAATATCATTATCGGGCATATTATCAAATCCTGTCCCTGTAAATTTTTCTCCGTATGGAAGTCCATGTGCTAATATTCCATGTCCATTTTTGACAGCTTCTTTCATTGTATCTCCCCATGTAGAAGTGCCATTCCCTTTTGGGCAATATGTTACCTTTAAGTTCCTGTTATCAAAATCTTTTAATCTTTCTATATCTTGATTTAAACCGTCATCATAAATAAAACAAACAATTGGTATATTCATACCGCTTGTGTTTAATATTCTTTTATTAGATAGTTCGGAGATTATATTTTGACAATCATTATTTACGTCAAGTATTTTATCATTTATTTTTTCATTTTCTATTCTGGATTTTATTGATGGAGAATACTCTATGTTTGTTAATGCAGCTAAATTTGATGCATCAGCAAGTTTTCCCAAAGAATATACATGCTGAGTATCTGTATCTTCTGTATCACTATCAAAAGAGATTAAAGCATATACTTTAATGCTTGTTCCAGATAAAGATTGCTCAATGTATTGCACGCCTTTAGGCTTTTCTTCTTGTTTAATTATTAGTTGACAATTCCTATCATTAATAACTAAATTAACTTGCCAATATTTTTCTCCATTATAAATTAAAGGACATGCTATATTTTGCAATACAATCTTGTCATTTAAAGCAGCACCCTCTACATACATTTCGCATATATATTTTGATGAAAGTGCTGAATTAAAATATAAGGATTTTTCTTCTAGCTCGGTAAGTCTTCCTTGTAGCTCTCCTATATTTTCTATTCTGGATTTTATTGATGGAGAATATTCTATGTTTGTCAATGCAGCTAGATTTGATGCATCAGCAAGTTTTCCCAAAGAATATACATGCTGAGTATCTGTATCTTCTGTATCACTATCAAAAGAGATTAAAGCATATACTTTAATGCTTGTTTCGGATAAAGATTGCTCAATGTATTGCACGCCTTTAGGCTTTTCTTCTTGTTTAATTGTTAGTTGACAATTCCTATCATTAATAGCTAAATTAACTTGCCAATATTTTTCTCCATTATAAATTAAAGGACATGCTATATTTTGCAATACAATCTTGTCATTTAAAGTAGCACCCTCTATATACATTTCGCATATATATTTTGATGAAAGTGCTGAATTAAAATATAAGGATTTTTCTTCTAGCTTGGTAAGTTTTTCATCCCGCTCTTTCAGTTCTTCATCAGTAGCTGTTTTGTCATAATAGTCCTGTTCGAGCTTGTCAAGATGCTCGAGCATTTGTGTACCGATACGTGTAGCAGTATTCTGTTTGTTCGTTTTCTCATCACGAATCTGTATTGCCAGTTGTTTTAGTTCTTCGAATGTTTTTGTTGCCATAATCTTGAGTTTTTTACGAAGTAAACTTACCGAGTTATACTACAAAAAGACATAAGTTTATTTACGTTTACGAGTCCCATACAAACGTGATTTGAGCGTTGTGCTGCGCTTATGGTTTGCTTCTTCGATTTTATCGACCAGCAAACCGCAGAACTCTTCTCCGTACATGTACGCCATCTGTTCTTTCAGCACCATGATTGACGCAAAATAGGGACGTGAGAACCATTCACGAGGTTTACGGGGATTGCCAGATGTATAATATCCACCAGGCTTAGGGCCTACTTTTCGAGGAACGTTAAGCCCATGTTCCTCTCGATATATAGGATTTAAAATCTGCAAGTCACCGCCATTACCTTTAGTATACCCGTTGCCGACACCCATGTCCTGGTAGATACCGTACTCAAGAAACTTGTGCTGGATAGTAGATACAGAGTCGGTGGATGATATCACGTTATCCCGAATTTGCTGATGCAATGAGTAAGTATTGATGACGTGCAGCCGTTCGATTTTCTCACGCCAGATTGTCACCATCATTTCCGCCCAGGCTTCCTGATATTTCTTACGATCTTCGTCTGTTGCTGCCGGTCTGTTATTGTCTGTCTTAGCCATCCCATTCGTCCTCCTTATAACACAGATCAGTCGGTTCAGTCAGTTCGGCCATGAAGTACAAGCCGGTACAGCCAGATATGAAATACTCACCCAGTTCACGGGTGTAGATTCTGGATACATTCAGGAAAGATAAGTCCAGATCTTCGTATATGTATTTATCACGGATCATACGAGAATGGAATTGTCGGAAGACTTGCCGACAGATATCCAGCTTTGACGCACGATCGGTCATGTCATCGTAGCGGTAACGGATCAGAAGAAACACCGTGAAGGTACGCTTCTTGAACCAGCCTCCCCCGATCTGTTCGGTGGCTGCATCGTTGGTATCGTCGATGCAGACGAAAGCTGACTGACGGCGGAAATTATCAAGCACATCCTGGAGTGAATTGATACCGCTACAGGAACAAGGGAAAAAGGCGTTGGCCTTGGCCAGCTTGTTTTTCTCGGTCAGCTCCTTGAAATAGGTGTGCCCGTCGAAGAATTTACTTGTGTCCATTTTGTCTTGATTTTAGGATTTGAATATCGTGTGCTTTGGCTTCCAGTTCTGTCAAGGCCCGCCAGCAGTCCATCTGCAAAACGTCCTTTTCTTTCGTTACATCGCCACTTGTCAGTGCCCGGATCTGGGCGTTCATCGCACCCATCAGGTCGGGTAGTTCAGGCTGATCAGCGTCGGCCGAACGGTGAAACGGCTGAAAGAAATGCGGAAACAGAGAAGTGAAGTACAGCTTAACACTACCCCACCAAAGGAACACGGAAACTAGTTCGTACTCTTTAATACGGGAAAAGGCTGCCTGCAACGAACCTTTTATGCCCGGCTTTTTTTTATAGAGATAACTATACAGGGATTTAAGCTGGGAAACGTTCTGAGAATACAGGTAGCCCTGATAGTAGTTCTCACAACAAAGGTAATCTTCGAAGCTCAGGCCGTGCAACATCGCATCGATGGCACACCGACCGCCGATCTTGTCCAGTCTGACGGGATAAACATTGGGTTCGGAAATAAAATCAATCTGCCGGAGAAAGCTACGGATCTGCCAGTCCTGAAGAATGAATCTCAATTTCTTGTGCCAGTTCAAACGGAAAGTGCACAGCCAGCCTTCTTTAATCCTCCTGCGAACACGTATTCCAGTAAATCGCATAAAGACATAGGTCTTTGCCTTGACCGGAGAAAACAGCGTGATGACCAAAAACACATACCGAAGCTGTTCCTGGTTAAGTTCATTCCAGGAAGCAGGAAAACGAAAATCGAGGATTCTACCCCCAAAAGTATACGGAATCTTCTTTTTCATTCTGATAAGTCTGGAAATGTTTGACTTTGTATGCCTCGGAGTCCTTATAACTGGTGAATACCTCTACCTTGGATTCCGCATAATTCTCGATGCGTTCCAGCATGCTCTTTGCAGCCGGCCAATGCCCCATGATACAAAATCCGATAAACTTGCACATGTAGTCTGCCATGGCGGATTCTTCTTTTGTGAAAGCATTGTGCCGAGCCTGTTCGAGGATATGATCGAAAAACTCTGACGACACATGCTGCCGGATCTTTTCTTCCGCCTGATACATTCTCGTGCGAAACTCATTCAGCTTGGAACGATGTACGTCTGAAGAAGGAAATTCAACATACATCTTCAGCTGTCGGGCAGTATATATCAGGTTGGGGATATTGATACGGGCCTGTGCTGTGTCTGCCCAGTCGGTACCGACCAGCAGCTCCAAACACCGATCGTAGGTATCTTCGGCTGCATTGGTAACTTGCTGCAACAGGTTCTTGACTCTATCGGCCGAAGCCGGAGCCAGATTCTGATTAGACACTACACCGAAGCCAGTCGGAGTCAATACCAGATCGAGTTGCGGAATCTGCTCCTGATAGGTACGCAGACAAACCAGCTTTGTGACAGCCTGCTCGAGTCCAGGAACCGTATCTAATTTATCTGCCATGTCACCCAGCAACACATGATTAATGCTCTGAAGGGTATCGTCCAGGTGAGGAGCAATCATATCGTATACCTCTGCCGTAGAGTGGGTGGCAGAGGAACATATCTTCTCGAAAATCTCTTGTGAAAATGTAATAGCCATATTGATTCGTTTTAAGATTTGCTTTCAAGATCCGAAGCTGTCTTCTGTTTGGCATCGGTGTTCTGGTCAAGTGTAGTGAGTAGCACCATGGGAACATCCGGATAAACCTTCTCGCTCCAGCCGTTGTACTCGATGACGATGCTATGCGGAATGTTCATCAGATCATGAAACGGTATCTCCAGTGCCTGTTTGAGCGTGAACAGCTCGCGCTTGTCTGAACCAGAGTTGTTGCTCTGCCCTTTACCCGGAGTAGCACCTACCAAATTAGGATGAATGTTGTCGCCATAGCAGGTGATGTTACTGGCTTCCTGAATATCTTCGCTCCAGTCACCACCCTCCTTGCCGGTTTCAATCACGTTGATGCGAACCATACGGACTTCACGGCCGTTCGGATCGATGTAGTAACCGGTGATCCAAACCTTGCCGCTGTTCTCAATGCCGGAAACGAAGTTCTTGATGTTTTCTTTTTCTTTCTTGATGCGCTCCATCTTTTTCAGCGGGTCGGTGATATAATCTTCTTCACAGATGTTTCGCCAGTAATCCTTGTGAACCTCGACCTGATATTTTACGCTGGCATGATTGCGAAGCTTAGCCTTCTTACCTTTCCCAATCAGTCGCTTGATATCGTACCAGTCGCCCCGGAAGATGCTGGTGTAATAAGGAATTGGGTAATACTGGAACCCCGGTGTCGGGAAGCGTACCAGAATAGCGAATTTCCGTTCGCCGGTACGAATCCTTGTTTCACCATCGCGCCCAGGTTCACGCCCCATGAGTACCATCAGATCACCCATCGGATCGCGCGGATCAAGCAGACGGATGACTTCGTAATCCTCCGGACGGAGTGAAACATTATCACGGAAATTGGCATAAATCACATGATTGATTTTGCCATTTCTCGCCTTCTCAAAACGGCAATAGCAGGCTTCTTTATGCACCAGACGGTTAATTCGCTTGCCATCCTGAGAAAGAATAATGACCGACACACAAAAGAAAAAGTATTTCATGTCTGTTGCCTGCTCGAGCTGGAACAACGGCAAGCTGTTGCGAACCAACCAGCGTTTGATTTCGGGATGGGTTGTCGGCTGTTTGGTATCAACGTCCATATACTTCAGTCCGGCACCATAACAAGTAATGACATTGAACAGCTTGTTCTGGCTCATCACTTCATCAACACCAATCATCTTGATAATATTAAAAGGAAGCTGATTGTCTTCACCGAAATTTACATACGCCATGCCTTTCCGATTCGGAACAGGTGTCGTTCTGATATTCGCGTCTTCGTCAAAAACCAAGCTGCTGTCCTCAACGGATGCCATTTCGGCGGCTACATTGGAAACCTCGATGTTGAATATCTCACCAGGAATGAAGTTGTCGTCGTATTGTGAAATTGTTTTGCCCATATTAGAGATAAATTGTCATGTTGTTTATTTCGAAAAGAGATATATCGCGGAAAGCCCGGATTAAGCCGGATGCCGGAAGGCGGACACGATGGACACCCCGACGCCAATGTGAGCCGATACACACTGCACCACGGTATTCCAGAATGTCGCCTGTACTGAGTTTCCATAACTTCAGGTTACAAGGCTGCCCCGACTCGAGCAACCTCAATGCGTCTTTGATATGTATTACGTTCATAGGCTTTAATTGTAAGTATCATCGAAAGAATCATCGAACACCTCCGGGAGCAAATGAATCCGCTGCTGACAGCGAGAAGCCAAGATGTATGTAACGGTAAATGAAAACAAGCCATCGTCTTCATCGCTCCGGCTGGTATCACTCTCTATAATGGTTATCGGGATATCTCCGGAATCGTCCATCAACCAAGCTTCCGTAGTTCTCGCCAAATCATCTGCCAGAGCAAACATAGATTCTGGAATATATCCTGTATTGAGTGTGTGCTTACGCTGCTCGTCTACGTAATAGGTCTTGTACTGACCGGCAAAGTATGACGCACTCCGGGTAAGCTCCGGTTCTACCGTATCGCCACCGACAAAGTAGAACGTTTCTACCAATCCAAATGAGTTACGGAACTTCAGACCAATGGCCTCCGGTTCTGACTGATCCACATGGAAAATCTGTTTCCGAGAAGCAGCCATTACAGCGTAACGTAACAAATGATATCCTGACAAGTTAAATCTCGAAGGAGATACGTCGACCGAATAAATACCGTATTTAGTTACAATACTTAACGGTACAATTCTCTTTAATAGCCGATTGTCATCATTTACAAATACACATTCAGCCGCAACTCCAGTAGTTGCCTCTTCCTCAGTCAATAGCCCATTGACGAAGTACAGAGTCTCTGTCCGGCCAAAGGAAGTAACTTTGTCACGTCCCGCCAGGGTAGTAAGAAAATAGCCATTCACAAAATCTTCCGCGGAACAAGGAACAACAGAACGACACAACAAGACTGTGAAAGCTTTAGAAATGGAAGTTTCTCCGGAAGCGGAAACCGTATAACTGAACTGAAGCAACGGTGACGCAATCAGATAAGGTTCCATCAGGGAGAACATATCGAGTATCCGTATCTGATTGCTTGCATCCGGCGTATAATTTTCCTGCAATATGACGGTATCGCCTTGCTTCAGAACAAAATCCACCTGTTTGTCTGCGCTGATCATAAAATTGTCCAGCTGGGAAGACAGCACAAAATCGGGTATATCTTGAGGAATAGTGAGCATACATCTTTGTTTTTCTCAAAGATACCCAGCCCCAGAAATGGGTAAAAAGACAAAAGGTGCAGCATCATTACGACGCCACACCTTTTTATTCATACAGCTACTTGCGCAACATGATCCACGCCGGACGGCCATCGGGAGCTATGACAAGCTCGTAGCCCAAATCCACCATCGCCCTGGCGATATCGTTAATGCTGATCTCTGCCATATCAGAGAGTTCATCCTGGATCTGCTGTGAAGTTTTGTAGATTACATCATCTGTAACTTTATCGGCTGGAAGATATTCCTGAAAGTAACGATAAAGAATATATTTGTCGAATTCTACTTTTTTATTTGCCATGATCTGCCTCCTTTCTATCATTCAATGCGGTTTGAATCAATTCACTGAGCTGCTCCATCTCCGGACGTGTACAGCATAATTTATCACTTCCATACATGAGAATAGTGTATTGTTCAAACAGAACTTTACCATCCTCGTATGCCTGATATTTGTCGACGCGAAACGTTGCGGGTTGTGGTGTGTAATCGGTCATCGCAAACCTCCTTTCTTGCAAAGCAGAACGGAACAGATAAACCAGCACAGGCAAGCAACGGCAGCCAGCCAATGAATAAAAAAGGAACAGCTAAGAATGCTGAAGGAAGCAAGTACTTGAGAAACAAGCATAGCCTGACGGTTTGATACTCTCTCTTCCATAAGAGCGGAAAAGATACAATTTTCACGGTTCAGCCATAACGATATACGGCTTTCTCTTGCCTGGTTTGCAGGCAATGCAATTTGATTTTTCATTTTTGTAACGCGATTAAAATGAAACAATATATGGTTAAAATACGGGAAAGGAAACAAGAAAGGTTCCGCTTTCCCGTCGCGTTACACCTGATACAGGCAGTGGGCGCATTAACGCTCCACACGGGGGTCGGAACCATAAGTTATATAGCTAGAGCTATGGACATAAAAAATGCCCGCAGCAAAGTTATTTGGCGAGCCATCCTCGCCTGTATCAAATGTAACGCATTGCAAATATGCGGATTTATTTTGAGATAACAAAAGGAATGGTGGTAAAAATTCCACCATTCCTTTTTAACGACAAGATATTCCTTTGCGAGATTTCTTTAATCCTTGACGTATCCTTTTCCTTAAAGCTTCCAAATATCCCTCTATTTTTGTATCATCTTGTTTATTTTTAGTTCTATATAATTCAAAATCACAAAGGTCAAACAAGAAATTCGTCCTTTTATCATTCATTTCTCTTAGCTGAAGTAAAATATTTCTTCTTGATTCCTCATCAAATGTAAAAATCCTCATAAATAAGTTGTCTTTCGCTGTGTCAGGATTAGATTGGCGTTTAAACAATTCTTGAAAATAATGATAATCCGTATTGCCTAAAGAATGCCCAAAGAAAATTATTTCATCAGCATCAAGTAACCTTTTTCTAACATTATGAGATTTATAATGAGGACTAAATGTCTTTATTAAGAAACTATAACTTGGATCAAAATCGACATTATCTTGTACTCCTAAAATAATTGTTTTATCAGCAAGTTTTCCATGAACATATTCTATAGGAACATTTAAAGGATTAGATAAGAATGGATTTAATTTTGAAAGGTCGGTATAATTAAACGAAATTATTTCTCCCAATAAATTATTAACTGAATTCAGCACCTTTATAGCATATGAATTTTTGTTCACATTATCATAGCTTATACTGGATAAATAATTACACAACTCATCCTGAAGAAGATAAAACATCTTTTTTTCTTTTTCATCAGCTTCAAGAGAAGACGATAACATACCATTTCCACGAGTCGCAAAATTAATTAATTCATTTTCTATGTCAACCCATTTTTTTGCATCAAGATGCCTACTATCCTTCCAGTCAATCTGACTATATAAAAAATCAAATAAATACTCACTGCCAGGTGGACTATTCCATGTATCACTACCTTTTTGCGTTGTTGAAACATGATTATCAAAATACGGGCTTCGTATAAACGATGAATAACTAGTAGGCAGACCTAAATCTAAATCAAATCCATTGCCTATAACTAATACAACTTTGTTATATTCTTTGTCCATACTACTTAAAACTTAGCATTACAATTGAATTGATTAGCTTTAATAACATAAAAGCCTGCTTTTTGACATGCAGGCTTTATCAACGCATATACTTATGCTTAAAATAAGTTCTGTTGCTGTGGTTCCTTAGTCGATTCCTTATATTTCTTTATTAAATCTAACATCACTTGATCCTTTTTGATCGAGTCTTCAATCCTTTCATTTAAGTCAACTGTATTATCCTTCTCCTTCAGGTCCTTTTGATTCTGCCGGATCCTCCCGTTGGCACGATCCTTTAAATAATCCAACAAAAGATTCTCGGTTGTAAACTTCAACTTACGATATGGAGTATTACTTGCATTGATGGCATCCTCCAGTATCTGAAAGAATTCATCCTTCTCCCCACTCTTGAATTTGTCCATCAAATAATTAGAAACAATAACGACATCAATATCCTTATTGAAATCATTCATACGTGCATATCCGCCAATGTTTCCTAACATCTGCATAAAAATATCCTGTCTACCAGACAAACCTGAGGATATAAAAATTTCACGTCCATAATATTTAATATCAAGACTATCCATAAAAATTTTGAACCATAAAGCATCATAAGTTAGGTTCACACTTTCTTTTTTTGCTGCCATAATATTTATTTTAAATAAAACATTTTATCAATATTCAACATATCATCTACAAACTTTTTATTAGCTACATAATTTTGCAGTCCCATGATATCCAGAAATTCCTTTTCTGTTAAAAGTTCTATATCACAACCCTCCTGGTTGTATTTAATGGCTTTTCTCTGCTTTCCACTTAATCCATCAGGTCCAACAACTGAAGGATTCTGAGTGCCGACAACCAAGAAATTTGTAGATTTTGTTAAACCATCAGAATAATGGCCACCTATTTCCTCCACCCACTTTCTGGCTTCATCTTTGACAAAATGATCAAAGCTACCTGTAAATACAATTAACTGATCGAAAAACAAATGGTCAGGTTGAAATTTTGATTCATCAATAACATGATCAGATTCATCCTTACGCTTATAAGTTCTCTTTCTGTAACTTCTTTTCAAAAAACATCTTTTAAATTCACCTGAAGATATTTGACCTACAATTAATTTTTGCTCATTGAAAAATGTTTCAAGATTATCAGATTCAACTTTATCATAAGACTTCAGCAATATATTAACCCAAATACGAGCTTTGGCCATCGGAAGATTATCATTGCATTCAAGTTCATATTTTTCACAAAGGTCGTTAAAAGCATAAGAAGGAATGTGAACGCTTTTTCGCATCATATTTTTTGATGTAACATAAGAAATAGGATCACATTGCACACCAAATCTTTTTATTGCATTATATAAGACTTCAGCATCATATCCATCATTGGTTGCAACCACCAAAGGATATTTATGTAGAAATTCCTGCAATTCCATCCAATGCTCATCAAAAGATCCTATCCCTTTCAATTCAGCCAATGTCATACCTGACTCCAGGTAATCAAAATCTGATTCAGATGGCTCAACAAGAATTTCTTTCTCTTCATAAATAGCCGAATCTTTTACTCCAATCAATGCTATACGGCAGGGAGTATTTTTCAATGTGTTGCAACATTCTATTCTTAGTAATAGAAAATTTAAGTTCTTCATACCATTTGACTATAAAATTAATAAGCAAATTTATAAAGAAAGTTTGTAAATAGCTAAATTGAAAGCAGATATACTAATAAGATTGTGTAATTGTATAATTTTGTAATCTTAAAAACAAAATAAGTGTAACATGAGATTAAAATCTTTTTTAATAATATATATATTATCTGTTTTTGTATTTTCAGTCGTCTATTATGTAATATACCAATTGAATTCAACTAGCTTTATCATTGAGAAACAATATAATCAAAATACTGTAAATATGATGAAAGTCTGGGATTATTTAGATGAACCTGAAGATATAGAATCAAATTTCCCTGAAGATATTTATGATTTTAATAAGTCAATACAGCCTTTATATGATAGTTTAAAGTCAATAAATGATAGAGTAAAATACATGGAGAAAAAGCTTTGTTTTGTAGAGCAGATGTCAGATAGTATTTCTCAAATATTCGAAAAGTCAAGGTCACAAGATATTGAACAAAAATTAGCTCGACATCTTAAACAGGAGAAGGATACGTTGAATAGAATTCAAAACGAGATAAGAATTATTTTAGAAGGGGATACAGTCAATGGAAAGTATATAATTGCAAAATCTGGACTATCAGTTTTGGAAGCAAACTTGGAATATAGAATTGCCTTAAAGGAATTAAATTTCAGGAATATGGTCTTAGAAAACTATGATTCTTTTGGCGATAAAAGAATTCATAAGACGTTATCTGAACTTATATTTCAACAGAGAGTTTTAACCGATAGTATATTCCATACAAAATCCTTATATAGAAAAATCAAAAGTGAAACAGCAAATAAAATCCTCAACTTCCAGAAGAAAAGAATTGACCAAGTTGGATATATCGATTTTTTATATTTCAGTGTAATGACGGCTTTTTCATGCAATTTAGGTGATATTATTCCTAATAATAATATTGCACGACTTTTTATTACATTACATGTCCTTCTTTCTATTGTTCTGATTTCATTTATACTTGAAGGATTATCAAGAAGATACAATAATAGAAGGTAAAGAAATCTATACTAATGAGTTAAAGACTTCTTGAGAATCGTCACCCATGGAAACCTTGACTTCATCATCTTTCAAACCTATATAATATTTATCTGTGCGGAACATGTGACTATGCTTATGCTGTACCGTATTAATCATGGCATCTTGGATATCATCAGATAGCCCAAAGGATCTTGCTATACGTTTAACAGCTCTACGTATAATTCTTATAACGTCTGATGGACTCCTGTTATTGTTATTAGTCAAAATCGGGGTAACAGCATCATAGAATGATTCTATAAATTTATTCCTAATATCTGATGAGGAAAAAGCTTCTAATATTTCATTTTTTATTACAGGAACATTCTTCCCTCTTTCGTTAGAGAATACTATACCTCTATCATGATCTGCAAAATATATTTCACATTCTACAGAGCTTTTACAACCGCTATTCATCCTCTTATGGATGTGAAGGCTCTTATTCCACTCAAGAACATTGCCACCTCTGTGATGATTGTCGATAGTGATTGTTTGATTATTTAAAAGATTTGATAGTGCCATTATTCTTTGCTCTTATCAGTTGATTTTATTACTTGAATCATTGCAGTGATCTTAGATATTAAATCCAGTTTCATGCCCTCTGTCTTTATCTTGAGTATTTATACATGGAGGACCTTAGTAGAGGATTATCTAAATGCCATTTACTCACCCTCTTTAATATAAAAAGCTTTCTCGAACAAATCAAAAGTAGATCTTATCTTGAGTCCAGGTATTAGATTCTTATGATATTCATAAATTAATTCTGAATCTTGTAAATTTTCGAATAACTGATATTTGACACATAACTTACGAGATTTTTCATACAAAAAAGTATTATAGAATAGTAAAATTAATTCAGATGTAGAAAGAGAAGATTGCAAAAAAGCCATATAACTATCAAATTTTTCATTTATATCATTCATTTTCTTTTTTCTTTCTTCACCTTCATAAGAAGTCATAACAAATCTTTGAATATTACGTTTTGATAAATCAACAAACTTGATTATGTTGTATATATGTCGACAATAATGTCCAATGGACTGTTCAAAACACAAGAAAAACATGAAATATACAGCCTTACATATATCGAATTCTGTTGTCAAACTTTTAAATTTATTAAATGTTTTTTCTCCAATACCAAGCCATTGACAAGTCATATTTATTCTTGCCTCTTTCTTATATTTTTGGAATTCTGTTCTCGTTTTAATTTTTTTATTGATTATTAATTCATTATATTCGTCATTTGAGATATTAAATTTATCTCGATTATAAAAATTGTATAAATCAAACAATACAATTTTTATATGATAGAAATAGTCTATACCTTCCAAAGATTGGGTTTCTAAATAGAATCCATTCTTTAAATTATTTTTAATTAGAGGTAGCTCCCCTCTTGTGTTTATTCGGATCTCTTGCTGATTATCAAGTAATTTGAAATAAGAGGTCTCAAATTGTTGAACATAATTTAAATATTGTGATTCCTTCTCTGCTCGTGCTTGACTTGCAAGTTCTTTTGTTTGTAATCGAATTGCTGAAAAGTAAAGGAAAACTCCAGCTAATGCCCAGATTGACCCTACAATACCGCCAATAAAATCACCGACTTGTCCAGTCTGAGCCATATCATCAGCATCCAAATCTCCTCCAATGCTATATTGAGACCATATTACACAAATAAAGACTATGCTAATAATAAGACCGATTATAGTACAGATATAGGCTACATGCCTAGTCGAAAACTTACGTACGCCTGATATAATACAATTCCAAAAACTTTTCATTTCATTCATAAAAAAGTCAGCCAGAATAAAAATTCTGGCCGATATTACTAGTCGTTTATTATTTTTTTCAATTCATCATAGGAACTAGACCGTATCTCATACATCGGTATCCCTAGGAGTTCAGCTATATGTTGTGCATGTTCTCTCTCTATAATTTGCATTTGTTCTAATCGGAAAACATCATAACTTTTCCCATCTCTTTGAAATAAGCGCTCACAAATGGTTTCTGGACTTTCACAGACGATAACTATTTTCTTGGGGTTAATGCCAACAAAGACTTCATCTGGCACCTTCTCAATCTCTCCTACTCTATTTAATAAACAGAAGTGCCCATCCAATAAATAAGTTTTATTAGGTTGGATAAGTTTCTCTAAATTCATTAGCAAACGATCTTGTGTCGCACAAATATCAGCTACTTTTTTATTAGATGAATCTGCATTGAAATCGCTCCACTTTAATACTTCACTGGCCGATAAGTGAATAATGTTAAGATCAGATGCAATACGTTTGCATAATGTTCCTTTACCTACACCATGAATTCCTCCTATAAATATGATTTCTTTGTTCATAATCCTACAAAGTTTAAAGTTGGTTCACTCTCTTCTTCGATGTACTTAAATGACTGTGGCGCAACAAAAGAAGAGAACATCTCAAAAGGATTTATGGGCTTCTTATATAAAATAGGTTCCTCTATCTGAAGTGCATATCCTCTATCACGTCCTTCGAAATATTGGTCAAAAAATTCCTTAGTTATGCCTGAAACAGCAGAAGTTTTTTCCCATAATTTCTCGGGAGTATCATTTAGAATTACTTTAACAGAAAACTCACCTACGATCATGCCTTCAGGTTTTGTCGAATAGACTAGAACCTTAGTTACATGTTTAGTAAAAATATTTTTTCTATATTCATATTTTTTTCGTCCTTGAAATATTTCACGGACAAATTCTGGTTTAATTGATAATAAGACTTTCATCTATTTGGCCTCTTTCTATTATATTATTAAACTGATCATCTGTCAGTTGTAAAAATCCCCAATAAGCACCTCGAGATATACCAACCTCTTCTATCAGTTCTTTTCTTATAATTCTACGATTAAAAGCTGCATTATATGTCATTTTTATTATCACAGTGTTAGGATTGTGATAGAATTTATCTAATGTATCTTTATCAAAGATACTATATAAATTGGTATATTTGATATATTCATCATAATTTCTAAAATCTGCTAGAGTTTTTACTTCTTCAACAACACACACAGAAGTTGCTACACTTCTATAATCAGCTGGACCTAAATAATCTGTTGTACGATAAATGACGATAAGATCCCCACGATTCATTTGTAAGGCTCCTGTCATCCTACACAAATAAATTTTGTGAATACTATTTGTATGAGCAACATCTTTAACAAGCGAATCCTTATCTCTCCATTCCGTATTCAAAATAGAGTCAGGAAATAATGCCGTATGGAATTTAGGATAAATAGACAATAAATATTTGTCCTTTCCTTTAGTATGTAAAAAAGGGAAATCCTTACATATATCATCTGTATGATTTATCATTGATTTTACATATACGCTTTCAGGATTATCCGGATCACCTTTTATAGCCTTTTTCTCAAATCCATATTTCTTTAAAAGTTTAATGAGACCTTCATGTTTCTCAAAAATTGTAACATAAATTTCTTCCACTTTTTCATTCAAAGCGTGATGCATTATCATTCTGATAAACTTTTCTCCCACTTTAGTATTATGAGCTTCTACTTTAAATGTACCTACTTTAAGGCGTTTAGCTTCAGGAAAATTTGGAGTAACGTCGGTTATAGCTTCATCTTCTATTTTCAAGTAAAGAAAAGCTTGTAACGATCCATCTTCTTTCTTTTGTATATATGCATTATCTTCACTTTTCTTTTCAAACCATTTTTCAAAACCGTCATAGTCTTCTTTTAGACTATCAAAAAAAGGATCTCCTAATTTAACTTCTTGTCTAGTCCTGAAATAGCGTTACAACAAAAAAGGTAACATTATGGAAAAGACAGAAACAAAGTACGTTAAGCGCACACAAAAAGATTAC